CTACTTGGGCTTTTTTAATGTCGCAACAACGATTCCAGGGTGATTAGTTCGCCGATACGCGGTTAAAACATGGTACTCAACAACCTCATCTACAACCTTCTTCTGGAGAGAAACCATCCCAGATGAAGTATTCACAACTATAGGCTTATCCAAACCTCCTTTCGATTTATCGACCAAAACATTACACCCCTCACTGAGCAAACCCGAAACCACACCAGGCACATCCGAAAACCTAGAAAGCCCCAAGTCCAACTTGTGCTTCTCCCAAATATGTCTGGCTCCAAATGCTCCTTTCCTGTCAACACCAAACCCCGCATATCCCAAACACAGAAAGACCTCCCCCTCCTCAATAACTTTATTTTTTGGGATATACGCAAACGAAAAACCCCCTCCTTCAGGATTTTCAAGCTTTTGATTTTTAGCTCCTCGCTCATCGGCCAGTTCGTTTGTCAGCTCCCCAGACTTCATTCCCTACTCCAGGCAAGAGGATTATATTTAACTGCATCACTCAGATGATCAGGCGATAGATGCGCATATCTCATTGTCATGACCAATGAAGAATGACCAAGAATTTTCTGGAGAGTGAGGATATTCCCACCATTCATCACAAAATGACTAGCAAATGTGTGACGCAAGACATGTGCAGCCTGACCTTTTGGCAACTCAATTCCTGATCGATCCAAAGCCCTAGAAAAAGCACTTCGCGAAAAAGAAAACTCACCATATTCAGTTAAATGCTTCTGAAGCTTTTCGAATAGCCCAGCAGCTACTGGTACACTTCGACTTTTTCCAGATTTAGTACCATGAAAGCTAACTTTTCCATCCCTTACATGGCGAAGGTGTAAGGATTCAGCCTCCCCCCAACGCGCTCCCGTAGACAAACAAATCTCTGTTAACAACCTCACATGAGGATTGATGGATTTGTCCAAAACAGCCATAAGATGAGAAATCTGATCAGTAGTCAGCCAAGCTAATTCTTTCTCATCTATTCTTATCGATTCCACTCCCTCAACGGGATTTGAGTATTCAATTTCTGAAACCTTGATTAGCTGATTAAATACAGCTTTGAGGTAGCCAAGCTCGTTATTCAGAGTTTTCTCTGACTTTCCATCACCTATCCGCTGAGCACGATAGTCCGTAAAAATTGATGGTTTCAAATCACATGCAACGGGATTCCCTAGAGCGGAACACAAATAATCCAAACAACGCTTTCGCTTCACTCCATCTTTTAAATGAACTCCCTTTGCTTGCCACCATAAATCTATCAGATCAGATAATTTACGATTATCCTTACGACGTCCGCCATTCCATACCTGACCATCAGAAACACTAGAAAGCACATACTTTTCATATCTTAACGCTTCAGATTTAGTATCAAATATTTTCCTAATCCGTCTTCCGCCTACGCCATTTGGCCGAAGATCGACAATCCATCGACCATCATCTGATTTTCTAATCGCCACTACTGAAATTCCTTCCAGCCGTACATAGGCTCATAATCCTGTCCTTTAGATCGCCAAGCAGAGAAATTCATGTGAATCTTCCGGAGAACCCCTGACTCACCGATATCTGGCAAAAACAGAGATTTTTCGTTTACCTCATTGCACTCGTATAACCTATCAATATTTTTGTCTTCAAGAACTCGAAGTTCACTTGTTCGGATAAGATCTTCACGATCCACAGCTGCCAAATAGCCTGCTAATCTTCTCAGCCCTCTCATTCCCGAGTCTTCGCTAGGCCAAGTCATATCATCACTAACTAATACGGCTTGTTTGAGCATCAGCATTTTTTCAGTTTTCAACAATATCAAACATTCCAGCCTGGAAACGTCAGATAGACTCTGAAGAAAAAGCACCTGATCAAACCAATCCGGTTTGATCATGAAGTTAGTTTCTTCTGGCCTAGGTCTTCGCAACCGATCACACACACGAATAACACTAACCTCATCCATGAAAGGCCTTATCTGGGCTGGAGGTTCAACTTTGTCAGTCAACAACCACAAAGCATAGCGTGGCCAGCGTTGGGCAATCTTCTCAAGCACATCCCCTCTGGGGATACTCCCTTTATTTTCAATAGCCTCAATAGTCCTCGAAGATACACCAATCTCCGAAGCAAAGACCTGACGACTCATCCCGCAAGAATCTCTAACAAGCCGAATTTTCTGCGCTAAATCATTTGACATCGCAAATCACCTGCAATTACAGTTCTTACTACTGCAATTGCAGTAGATTCATACAACATTCAAACAGAGTCTATCAGGATCACCATGAACGACGAACTGATTACCTACGTCCCAAGCCAAGTCCCGGTACCAGGCCCCGTGGTTACTAGATTTCTGTTTGCCCAAATGACGGGCCTTACACCTGATCACGTCCGCGGAATGATCGATCGGGGATTATTGCCAACAGTGAAACTTGGTCGCCAACGTCTGATCAATCTGGTGCTTCTTACACAGCAGTGCCTGGAGGAGGAGTTCTAATGCAAGCATTAGATTTGCGCCGCGCTAGCGGCGCGTCCACACATTTTAATAGTGGACTCTTCTCCCATATTGGGAATATCGCATGATTGATCGCCTCGTCATCCATATCCCATTCCTCGACACATATGTCGTAAACGGCAATGGTGAAGACACTGGCATCATGGACGTGGCTCACCTCCTTAACACTGAGGCCACAGTTGCAGGTCGTACCGTCAATCGCACCAGTGATGGAAGAGTCACCGTGGAAGACCTCTATCACCCTTACGAGTCCATTCCATCGTGGGCCTCTGGCATGGCTGTTAAGTCATTCACTCGCCCAATGAACTCATGGCCGTATGTGGAGCTAAAGGCCAGCCCCGCAAAACTGCTTCAGGGTCACAATGTGTATGGAACGGAGGACTATAAAAAGTGCGTTTATGAAATGCTTGGATTACTGGCAATTTCATTCCCAAAGCTGAACACCATGCTGGATGTTCAAACAGCCCATATATCCAGTATTGATGTCACCTATTCTGTCAGAGCCGCCTCGCAGCAGATTGCAGATCAGTTCATTAAATACTGCGCATCACTTAGATCAGGTCAAACAAAATCGCGAGAACAATATCCGACAACCGTCTATTTTGGGAAGCGCGATTCCCGACACAAGCGCCTAAAGATTTATTTAAAGCACTACGAACTAAAAAACTATATTTCGGAATTAAAAAAGAAAAATTCAGATGGGGATTACGATGAAGCTATTGCCATCAACTCATCTGAAGAACTCGTGGAATACACGAAGGGGCTGATTCGATTTGAAGCAACCATAAGAAAGCGCTGGCTATCTGAACGCGCCATACCAGTAGGTTTAATCGAACTCGGAAACTACGCAAAAAGATACTCAGAAGAGAACGCAAAGTCTTTATGGAAACAGCTACATGAAGAAGCATTTAAAGACGTGTTCAAAACATTCGAAGGCGGGCAAGTCATGGACTACTCAGACGATCATGTATTGGATCTATTAAAGGCTACACATTCAAAGGTAAGAAACAATGGTTCCATGAACCACTCCGTAGCACTTCGAGCATTCAGATTCTATCGGTCGATTGCAAGCGAGGGATATGACGAGATCCACGCAACCACTCCCAGCAGCACATTTTATCGTCAGATAGGACACCTGAAAGAGGCCGGAATCCCTCTGGCTAACTTACAGAACCTTCACAAGATCAAGTCAAATGTAGTCCCGGTCATTCAATTGATAAAAATGGATTACGAAAAGCAGCACCCTGCAATCTACCAAGAACCGGTATCCGGCTTGAACCGCCCCAAACTTTCATTAGTCAGCTAATTAACGGAGATCGTTATGCTTAAAATTTCAATCATCGAAGGCCATCACCTGGTACAACAACGTCAGACTAAGAACGGCGTTCGCTACTATCAAGAAGCTTATGCACACCTGGGCGGAGCTTTCCCTCAGCAAATCGAAATCCCACTCCGCGCCCCCACAGATGGCAAGCCAATTGGCGATTACGAACTCGATATATCTACCTTTCAGGTAGGCCGATTTAAAAACCTCGAACTTAATCCGTTCGAATTGAAATTACTCCCCCTCCAGAAAAGCGTTCAAAAGGCGAGTTAATGAACGTTCTGGTCGTGTGTGGAGAAGCCGTCACGGTAAATAGCGATGGCTCTCCTGTGTGTCCCTCGGGATGGTTAACTCAAATTGCAACCGTCCCGTTTGACGTAAGCCAGATCGACCCAGAGGTTGCTACGGCTATGTTCGGTGCAGGGTTCGCCCTGTTTATCACACCCTGGGCCGCTGCTTGGGGTATTTCTCAAATGTTGAAATTACTGAGGTAATTATTATGGATGCAACAGCCGTAACCGCTATTACAAGCGCCGTTGATTTCACTTCAATTGTAACTGGTATCGGTACTATCGCCGCAGCTATCGTTGTAGTTTTGATTGCCGTGAAAGGTGCAAAGGCGCTCCTCTCAATGGTTCGTGGTGGCTAAATAGGGTAGGGGCTTCGGCCCCTATTTTGGTGAAAAAATGCTCGATTTATATTACTGGACATTCTTCATAAGTGGCTTTGTAACATCGGCTGCTTGCTTCTCAAGATGGTAAAAGGGCTTTGCCATGAGATTCCTTTCTAGTTTTTTAATCCTCCTGATTTCAATATATGCAAATGCTTCAGGAGATGGGCTATATGGTTACTACTGGTCTGCTGGCACAAACTCACTTTATGGCTCTACCTCCCAAGAAGCTGCTATAGCAGAGTGCGCTCTATACGCTTCAAATACCCCTTCCTGTATAGGGGTTTCACTCCAAAGCTCAGGAGAGACTTACGCTTATTACAAGCGAGTTCTTAGCGATGGAAACCTGAGTATTTCGCAAGTATTTATAGGCCGCTTTGAATGTGATTCATTGACAGCAAGCATACCTAGCTGCCAAGAAGGTTATGGCGAAGCTGAAATCTGTGAGGATGGATTTCCTTCAGATATTACAGGTGTTAATGACTATTGTGATAGACGCCCATTAAAGCAATGCAATGATGGCTCGTATGTTCGGGCCGACACAGGAATATGCCCTCAAGTTTGTAGTGATTATTCGACTTGCTATAACTACGCCTTGAACGATTCAAGCTGCGCTTCTGCAACATATTTTTCGTTCAATTATATCGACCCTGAAAACTGGGATTTTACCTGCACTCAAATTTCTGAGGACAGTCCAGATAACGCTAATAATGGTGGAAATGAGGATGGAAACCCTTACAACGATCCCAACACTCCTGCAGCAGGTGAAGGATCAACGCCTGACAGCGCAAGTATTGACCCTTATTCTTTGGCTGGTCTTATTGGGGATGAATTAGCGGATGATTTCAGCAATGTTGAACGCGCTATAAGAGATGACATTGACCAGAGCAAAACGAATACAGAAACCATTGAAAGCGCTGTAAATGGTGTTGAAGCGGCTGTGAGAGATGGCATCCAGTCTGACGAAAATAATACCAATTCCATTACGAATAGCGTCGATGCCTTGGGTTCAAAGCTCGATTCCATTAACAGTTCTCTGAACTCCGGGCCATGCGACCCGAATTCGCCTGATTATTATCAGTGCATAGATACGCCAATGGGTAATCTACCCGCTCATAGTTCAACAGGTGGAGCCTCCACTATCGAAGAAGCAAATGCGAATTTTAAAGCCCGCATAGATAGCGCAGAGGTAGTAAAGGCCTTTTCTGGCATGGCTAACCTGATTAATCTCTCCAATGCTCAGTGTCCTGAGTTCTCAATGGATTTGCGTGGTACGCCTATCAATGAACTGGTTTCAACGACAGTTCACTGTGACCTTATGGAAACCATTAAGCCCATCATGAGTTCGGTGATGCTTATTATTTATATCTGGATTGCTTTCAGAATATTTGCGAGTGCCTAACGATGGAAGAAACAACAAATACATGCGAATGGTATGACCCGTCTTGTGCCCTTGGTTGGTTGCGTGATGAATTTCAGGCTTTCGGAGTGTGGATATGGGATTCAATTTTATCTGGTATCGCATCAGTGTTCGAGGCTATTCCGGTGCCTGAATTTATGCTTAATGTTGATTCTTACACCTTGCCTACAAGCGTTAGCTGGGCGGCCAGTGCTTTTCAACTGGATGTTGGCTTGGGGATTATTGTTTCGGCATATATTTCAAGGTTCATTCTTCGCCGTATTCCAATCATAGGATGATGCATGACTATTGCAGCTTATACAGGCTTGCCAGGACATGGTAAAAGCTATGGCGTAGTTGAGAACGTAATCAAGTCAGCATTAGAGAAAAAGCGGGAAGTGTTCACCAATATTCCTATGAATAGTGATGAATGCCTCAAGCGCTTTGGTATGACTGTTACGCAGTTTAAAACCGATGACATTATTGAAAATCCTAATTGGTGGTCAGAGGTTTTCAATCCTGGTGCCGTGATTGTTATTGATGAACTTTGGCGCTTGTGGCCATCGGGCTTGAACGCTAAGAACGTGCGCGATGAGGACAAAGCATTCCTTGCTGAGCATCGTCATTTAGTTGGCGAAAATGGCCAGTCTACAGAAGTAATCTTTGTAACTCAGGATCTTAGCCAGATAGCGAATTTTGCGCGTTCATTGGTAGAAACAACATTCAGAGTTACCAAGCTCTCAAAAGTTGGCATCGATAATCGTTTCCGCGTTGATGTTTATTTCGGCCCTGTTACTGGGGCTTCACCTCCTGTCTCCAAGCGTGACCGTGAAATACATGGGAAATTTAAGAAAGAAACTTATGCACTTTATAAGAGCCATACAAAAAGCGTTACTGGCGAGGCTGGAAACGAAAATCGTATAGATAGGCGATATAACGCCCTTGGTGGCTTTGGTATCAAGCTGGGTGCTTTCGTTGTCGTTATTGCTTTAGTTGCTTGCTACTATGGTTTTAAAAATCTGGCCAATTACTATGGTTTTTCAAACCCTAAGCCTGAAAAAACCGCAGAGAAAAGAAACAAGCAAAATCACTTACAGCAGATTCCTCCACAATCAAAGAAAGAAATTTTTCAGTTCCTGGCAAAAGCTGAAGGGTTTTACATCAATTTCAATAACGGTCATTTTCCTAATGTTGACTACCGTTTTAAGGTTGTTTTTGATGATATGGAAGCAACGTTCACAGTAGCTGACCTTGCTCGCATGGAATACTCATTGGCTCCTATCAATAAGTGCATGGTCAAAGTAGAGGGCCCGGACTGGAAAGGATTTGCTATGTGCCAGCGTAACGAGATTAAGAAGGGCTGGGTTGAGAGCATGGTTACTGAATCGAATGGTTCAGATCCAATGTAA